CTATTCCTTGATCGTTGCCAACAGGCCAGCCATCGGCCCGAACTTCACCCAGCGCGCCAGCGGCCAGTGCGGGCGCTCGGCGGCGGAGCGGAGCAGCTCGCGCGCCAGCTTCTCCAGCTGCGCGATCTGCAGCGTCATGACGGCGTGGGCCTGGTTGCAGATGGACAGCGCTTCTTCTGCCTCGTCGGCCGCGCGCTGAGCCGCTATCAGCTGACGGCGCAGCTCGGCGTTGTCGCGCGCGAGCGCCGCAGGGTCGCTAGCAAGGGTGGTGGTCTGCATCAGTGGCCCCCGCGCGTGGCGATGATCTGTTCGTCCACCCACTTCTGGACCTCTTCCTCGATCCAGCCGCTGGCGCGGCCCAGCTTGATGGGCGCCGGGAACGTGTGTTCCTTGATGCGTTCGTAGATCGCGGTCTTGCCCAGGCCAACGCGCTGGCTGACCTCGGGCAGCCGGATGATCCGGCGTTGCGGTTCGGTGTTCATGGCTATGCGGCCTCCTTGATGCTTCCGACCTGGTGATCCTCGATCCAGTAGGCGGTGATCGATTCCGGCAGCGCCCCGGGCGGCGCCTTGAGGCTCATGAAGACCAGTGCCGTGTCGATCTCGCCGGCGGCGGCCAGGTCATCGAGCCACCAGAACAGCCGGTCGCGCTCGGCGCCGATCAGCACGTCAGCACGGTCCAGCACCAGCAGGCGCATGCCGGTCAGGCGCGAGATGGCCTCAGCCAGCAGCGCGTCGGCGCGCCACTTTTCCGACTCGGAGAACAGGGCGTAGGGGCGCCCGCCGTCGCCGGTGATCGCCATGTCTGCGCCGATGCCGATACGCATCCATTCGGACTCGGCCGCGGCGGCGGCCAGGCGCTCGTTGATCGGGTCCAGCGCCTCGGACAACAGCTCTGCCGGGATGCCGCTGGGACCGAAGGCGTCGGCCAGCGCTTCCCAGGCGACCACGTCGGCATGGTGCTGGGCGGCCTTGGCCGTTTGCTCGGCGGCTTGGGCGATCGCGCGGCGCGCGGCGCGCGCGGCTTCCAGTTCCTCGCTGACCTTGCCGATCGCGGACTGCAGAATCGCCAGCTCGCCCTCGATCTTGGTGCGCAGCTCGCCCTCGGCATCAACGCTGTCCGCAGCGGCGTCCTTGCGCAGCAGTTCGAGCTGCTTGGCGGCGGCGTCGGCTGCGTCACGCTCGGCGGCGCGGCTCTTCAGAGCGTTTTCCAGTACCTTCAGGCTGCGCTCGTACTCGGGCAGGCGGGCCGCGGCTTCAGGGTCGGCCTGGGTCGGCTCGTACTTCGCCAACTGGCCGGCGAGGAAGAGCAGCATGGCGCCGCACTCGGGGCACGAGCAGGGGATGCCGGCCACCTTGCCGCCGGCGGCGGCGCGCAGCGCTTCGACCTTGGGCCGGAAGGCGTCCAGCTCGGCCTGCGCGCGCGCGACGGATTCCTGCGCCTTGGGCAGCTGGTCCGCTTTGCCGGCCAGGTCAGCAATCTGGCGATCGCGGTGGGCGCGCTGGCGCGCCGCGGCGTCGATCTCGCCCAGCTGGCGCTGCAGGTCGCCGGCCGACCCGCTGGCTTCCGCAATATCGGCCTCGCATTCCGCGATGGTCGCGGCGAGGTCTTCGTCGGCCGGGCCGCCCGTCGGCGCCGGCGCGACCCAGTCGGCGGCTTTGACGCTGCCGTAGGTCTCGTTGGTGATGGCCCGCCACGCGCCCTTGGCGGCAGTGGCTTTCAACTGCGCTTCCTTGGCTGCCGCCTCGAAGCCGGCGCGCACCATGGGCAACACCGCTTCGGCCTTCTTCGTGTCGCAGCCGCGCGCCGCCAGGCGCTCGCGCACCTGGTCGGTGCCGATCTTGATGCCCATCAGGTCGAAAAGGAAGGCGCGGCGTTCCTTGACGTCCAGGTGGGCGAAGCGCTGGGCGTCCAGCACGAACGGCAGCCTCGGGTCGGCCGGGATGCCCTGCGTGACCTTGCCGGAGGGCAGGGCCACGCTGTTGGACTGCGGGCCCATGGAAATCACAATCGAGCCCGATTCGGTTCCGTCGTGCAGCAGCTGGCCGTATTCCTTCTTGAGACCGACGCGCACGCTCTCGCCGGCCAGCGCCATGCGCACGGCTTCCTGGATGCTGGACTTGCCGGCACCGTTCGGCCCGCACACCAGGGTGACCGGCGTGGCGGGGCTGATGTCGGCCGCCCGGATGCCGAGGAAGTTGCGGGCGTGGATGTGGGTGAGCTTCATGCCGCTTCCCCGTCGGTGTGCTTTGCGTGCCAGGCCTTCCAGCCCTTCACCCACTGGATGCACAGCGGGCCAGCCATCACCGGGCAGTCGCTCTCCGGCTTGCCCTCAGCCGCGGCGTCGTAGCCTGCCTGGAACGCCGCGTCGAGTTCTTCCTGCAGCGGCTGGTGCTCGATGCCAATGACCTTGGCCTCGGCGTCGATCACGCCGTCGTCTACACCCGCTTCCGGCATGCCGTTGCCGTCGTCGTCGGTGTATTCCTTGCCCAGATCCAGGCCGCGCTGGTCAGACTCGCCGCGAACTTCATCCATGCCGCCGGTGTACGCATCGGCGTTGGCGCTCAAAACCAGCAGCACGGCCTGGCCTTGCGCTTCGGCCAGCTCGTGCAGCGCGGAGACGGATTTGCCGATCTTGATCAGCGCCTGCGCGCCGTCCTTGATGGTGATCTTGTCGAGATCGCCCTGGACGACGGTGCGGCCGTTGGCAGCGATGAGGTGCGCGGCCATCTTCACCGACGCATCAACGCGGCTGCGCAGGCGATCGATGATGTCGTCCTGCTTCTTCTGCGACAGCTTCACCCACGTGTCGGGCAGCATCTTCAACTCCAACACCAGCGCGGACAGAAGGTCCTTGCCGACGGTGGTGGCGGTCATGTTCAGGGTTTCGCGCATTTCGGGGGAGTGGCTCATTTCGGTGTCCTGTGGTGTTGGACGGGGCGGCGGCGGGCCGCCCGTTCGCAGAATTGGGTTCAGTCAGCGTTGATCGGCGCGCGGGCGCGGCGGGTCGGCTGCGCGGCGGGTTCATCCGGCGGCGCCAGTTCGCGCATGCGGCGCGCGGCAACCTGGTTGAGCGTCGCCTTCTGCGTTTCGTCCGGCAGCTGCTTGATCAGGCTGCGGGCGTAGTCCAGATCCTCGAGAGACGAGGCCTGCAGCAGTTCGCGGTTCACGTCCTGAAACGTGAGGGCGTCGCCGGCGCCGGTGTTGTCGCCGGGCCCCGGCTCGCCGGCCGGTGCATCTGCGGCATCGACTTCCGGTTTTTCCACCTCGGATGAGGCGGTCTGGGCCGGCCCGGGCTTGCGCTCGACGACCTCGGCAGGCTGTGCGGGCTGGGCCGCTGCGCGCGCGCCACTGCGCAGCTCGTCGACCGAAGTGCTGGCCACGGTGTACGAGCCATCCGGGTGCAGGTCGATGATGTCCTGCGCTTCCTCGACCGACTGCAGGCCCATCAGCAGCTCGGGCGCGTAGAGCTTCCCGAAAAAGCTGGCAGTGCGGTAGCGCAGCATCACCTCGTCCATGGTCTGCCATTTGCTGCCGTTCTTCGTGTACCAGCCTTCCTTCACGGCCATCTCGATCGACACCGCGGGCGATTCAAGGCGCTCGCCGGTTTCCTTCTCGATGGCCCATGCGATGCAGACTTTGTCGGTGATGTCGACCTTGGTGGTGCGGCTGTGCTTCTGGTTGTTTTCCCAGTAGGTCTCCGTGCGCTCGACATTCTTGGCACCCAGCACTTTGATGTCGAAGCGCAGCGGCGAGAACCGGCCGCTACCGTTGATCGCCGCGATGATCCACTGCGACGACCAGGATGGGCGGCCTTCGACGATGTAGAGGTTCTGCATCACCATCAGCGGATCGGCGCCCATGCGCTGCGCCATGTTCAGCGCGACGACAGCGTTGGCCAGCGCGTTCGGGTTCTCGCGCGATTCCTTCACGTTGCCGTATTTGTCCAGCTTCTCGATCACCTTGCGATACGCCGCAGGCACGAGGGTGGACGAGGCGAGCAGGTTGGCGGCGCGCTGCATCAGTTCGAAGGATTGCAGGCTGCCGAAGCCCATCGTGATGACGGGTGCTGAGGCAGCTTCGCGCACGGCGGGCGCGCGCATTTGTTCGAGGGTTGCGGTCGCGGTCATGTCAGTTCCCTTTGCGGTAGGCGGTGTAGTCGTCGCGGTTCACGACGGTGACCAGGCGCTCGTCGCCGGGCTTCGCCGCTTCGCCGTACTGGCGCTGTTGATTGGCTACAAAGCGGTCGTGGTCCCAAACGCGGTGCTGGTTCACTACCGGCTTGTGCTTTCCAGTCGGATCGGTCAGGCGGATGTAGATGTCTTGGGCTTTCATGGTCAGGACTTGTAGGGGCAGGTGGCGTGCCGCGGGCAGTACTTCGCCGAGCACAGGACGGATTTGCCGTTGCCGTAAAAGGCGCCGGACTGGATGAGGCGGGATGCGTGCTGCAGCAGGCCCGGCTGTTCTTCGGTGCCCAGCAGCGCCGCGCGTGGCGATTCGATTTCGCCGATACCGACGCGCTGCGCGGCCGGCGTCTTGCCGGTGTTCAGGCCGACGATCTGCGCCGGCGCGCTGATGGGCACGCCCAGGGCGTGTTCCGCCAGCAGCTCGTAGACGCCCAGCTGCGGGCCGTGGCCGGCGGTCACCGCGGTGCCGTCGGTGCCCACCGCGCGGCCGCCAGTCTTCAGGTCGGAGATGCCGAAACCGGCCTCGGTGGTGCGCACGCGGTCGGTGGTGCCGGTCAGGGCCAGGCCCAGCTCGGGGATCTCCAGGCGCTCGCAGGCAACCTCGACGCCCACGTAGCGCTGTCGTGGCGCGATCTCGGCGCAGTAGCGGGCATGCAGCGCTAGGCCGATGCGCTCGGCGGCGGCCGGGTCGGTGTCGTCCCAGTCCACTTCGGCGTTCTTGTCGCGGATCGCGTCGACCAGCGCGCCGGCGGCGTCGTCGGCGGTGACGGGCGCGCCGTCGAGCGTGGCCTGGTCGAACAGCCCGGTGCTGGCGTGCACGGCGGTGCCAAGATGCGCGGCCGCGCCGGACGGCATGCGCAAGCCCAGGATGTGCTTCGCTTCCCAGCGCGCGGGGCAATCGAAGAGTTCGGCCAGCGAGCTGGCGCGGATGGTGACGATGTTCATGGTGGTGGCCTCAGTGGATGCGGATCAGCTCCGGTTCACCGCTGGCGAGCCAGCGGCCGGTGGGGCGGAAGCCCGCGGCGCGCTGCAGGCGCAACCAGGCCTCCCAGGTGATTTCGGGGTTCATGTGGTCTTCCGGAACGAGGTGGGATGGACCAGCACCGGCTCGTCGGTCGCTGCGGCGTAGACGCAGAACAGCGCGGCCAGGGCGGCGGTGGAGACGAGCCAAAGGCAGATCAGTTGGCCGATGGCGCGCGCAAGGGCGGGGCGGCGCTTCATTGCGACACCACCATGCTGATGAACGTCGCTGCCAGCACCACCAGCGGCGGCGCCACGCAGATGACCAGGGCGGTCAGGAAGAGGTCGCGGCTCACGATTGCATCCCCGTGGCTCGCGCGATCGCGGCCTCGCGCTCGTTGGCGCGCGTGATGCCTTCGCCGTCGACGCAGTCACGGGCATTGCGCTCGCCCCAGACCATCTGCTGGCTGGTCGACATCAGGTTCAGGGCGTTGCGAATGATCAGGTGCGCGGCTTTAAGCTCGCGCAGCAGCTCGGCACGAGCGCTGTCAGCGACTGCCTGGCGGATTGCGGCTTGAGTCGGTGTCATGGCGCGCCTCAGTCGAGGTTGAAGGCGCGGACCACGACCACGTAGTCAACGCCATCCCGGTAGCGGCCGACCACCGCCGGCGAGCGGTACGGGTCGATCAGGTTCTTGCGATCGAGCGCGGCGGCGTAGACCTGGTCTTCGTCGGTGCCGCGGAACTCGAAGTGCGGATTGCCGTACATCGTGCGGCTGATCTCGCGCACGGCAGGCAGTGCATGGCCGCCGCCGGCACATTGCTGCGCTTCGTACGCGCGCTGATAGGCGGCTGCAGGGGGAACGGCGTTTGGCATCTCTGTCTCCAGCGAACCGCTGCGAACGTCAGCGGCGTGGAGAAATACTAGCAACGCTAGTTCTTCGATTCAATAGCGTAGCTAGTTAATCGCCATCGTATATTTTAATAGCGGTGCTAGTTGTGATAGCTTGAGGCGCAAAAAAAACCGCCTCAAGGGCGGCTGGGTGTGTGGTGCGGGCAACAAAAAGCCCGCCGGGTGGCGGGCTGAGAAGAAGCTTTATTTTCCTCTTCGGCCAGTGAGGAAGACAACAGCAAGGCCTGTCAGGGATGCCGTTGCTATTGTTGCGCCGGCCCAGGGTTGACCATGCACAGCAACATATGATCCACCGGCTACACCCGCAAGCCCAATGGCAAGGGCGAAAATTTGACCTAAGAGGCGCTCAACGAAAACCAACGTATTGATCCGCCTTCCCTCGGCCCGCCTCGTTTCAGCCTCAATCTGGGTCTGCTCTATCACCCAGTCCACGGCTTCAGGTTTGAAGGTATGTAACTGCTGCAGTTGCGCGACAGGGATGATGGGGCTGTCGGTTTCGTGTTGCTGGAGGGTAAGCTCGCCGTTCTTCTGCGACACTTTAGCGGTGGTAGACCGGTTCGCCATGCCTGTTTATTGTTTTTCTTAGATTTTTTCCCACCTTGCGTGCATCGCCACGCAAGGCTTCAGCGTCCCGCGAGAACCCCTTTTTGCCTGGCCTTTGGTATTCCACGGGGGGGGAAATGACCAAGACTTGCCTCACGCCGACCAGGAACCGCTTGAGGTGCTTATCCATTTTCGACTCCTTCTGTGGGCTCACATTGCCGACCAACTCATCACATGAGACAGAATTCGGCAAGAGCCCGGCTGGATGTTCACGTTGAGAATGCTGCACTGCAAGTGTGACCATCACCGTGCGTCGAAGTTTAACATCGTTATTAACACTTTGTATGCGCGCACGAATGTCTGCGGACGTTAGCGAACGTCGACGGAAGTAACTTCCGAGGCGTCGAGACACAAGTTTCTACGTAGAAACCTTGGTCGTGCAAGTGACTTTAAAGTGCAGCATGCATAACTCTACGGCGTGTGCCATCCTGACACATGCCGGGCCAGGAAATCAATCAGGCCGCCAGGCGGACGACTTCACAATGCCGGCCACGTACTGCAGCCGCTCGATCTGGTCTTGCGGGATCCGCACCATGCCGTGCCGTTCGTTCACCGAAGACAGGTGCACCACGCCGTCTCGCACATAGGCCAGTTCCTTGACCATGACGCGGCCGTCCTGCGACTTGACCAGGACCTCATCGCCGTTTGTTACCGCGTGGTTCGGTTCTACCACCACGAACTCGTTGTGCTTCACACGCGGGCGCATGGAGTCGCCGTTGCAGCGCAGGCCATACGCGTCCGGGTCCATGGTGGGAAACACCAGGAAGCCGTCACCGTGGCCCACGGGGTATTCGATGTCGGAAAAGTGCCCGTTGTCGCCGAGCTGAGCCATGCCAACCACTGGGATGCGCCTGTAGCTGTTTGGAGGGATATGGACGATGTCAAAGGGCAGGCTGGGTTCGTCCGGCTCGGACTCTAGGCGGTTCGTCAACCGCGGATTTCCTTTGCCGTTGATCAGCCATGCCGGGTTGTAGCCGAAGGCCTCCTGCAGCTTGATTGCATGGTGCAGCTGCAGCTTGTCGCCGTCGGGCTCAAGCCATGCGCGAACCACGGCTGTCTCCACGCCCAGGAGCTCCGCCACGCCGGCAACCTCCAAGTGCTGCTCGGCCATGACGATGCGGAGCCGGTCAGCTGGCTTTGCACCATCTTCCTTGCCTGGCTGCACCGTTGGAACCGTGTCGGTGACAGTGCTGGATGCTCGGCGGATCTCTTCAGCCAAGCGAGGGCTGAACGCATCGACCTCGACGCCTAAGCCGCGGGCAAAACCCGTGGCGGCCTTGATGTTCAGCGGCCGATGGGCATTCAGGTACTGCCAGACCATGCCCTGGCTGCCGATTTCGAATCGGCTACCGAACTCTTCCTGGCTCATCTTGCCTTTGCGCTCGCCATAGAGCGCCTTCAGACGCGCTGCGTCTTCAGCTTGCCAGGCTTCGAGGGTTTTGCTTGGTCGCGACATGCGCGCGAGTGTAGCAATGCTATTTGAGTGTGCAATGAGCATAGCTATTGATCTATTTACTAGCTGTGCTAGTATTTGTGGCATGAAACTCGCCGACTACCTCGAATCGACGAAGACCAGCCAAGCGGCTTTTGCTGAGCAGCTAGGGGTCTCCCAAGGGCTCATCCATCAATGGATCGCGGGCAAGCGGCCTGTTTCGGCCGAGCAATGCCCCGTCATCGAGCGCATCACGGCGGGCAAGGTGACCTGCGAAGAGCTGAACGACAAGGTCGACTGGGCCTTCGTGCGCTCGTCGCGCGACTCGCCGGCCGAGCGCGGCGCGCGGAAGGGCGGTAAGCCGAAGGCTGGCGCTCAGGAATCTCACCCTGAGGCCGCCTGAAGGCGACCCAGGCACAAAGACCTTTGGCGCGCCACTTGGGGCGCCGGGCACGAAAACCGGGCGAGAGCCCAACCGGGGGAACAGCCATGCTGCGCAGTCCGCAGAGGGCGACATCTGGCCGAAGCCGACGCGGCATAGCGCGGCGCGCTGCTTGCCTGCGTGGCAAGCGGTGGTGGCATCCGTTTCCCATTTTCTTCTTCTCGCCGGCCAGGCGCGCCGGCTGTTCTGTTTCGTTGGGTGAATCGTATGAACCTCTTTGAGCACTTGGGAGCATCGCATGCCTAGCCTGGAATCCATGGTGCTGAACCGTGTTGCTCCGCTCACCCAGAAGAAGGTGGCCGAGCGCATCGGCGTCGAGCCGACCAACTTCTCCCGGTTCCTGAATAACAGCGGGCACCGGCTGACGTTCGCCGAGTTCTGTCAGCTGTTCGACGTGCTCGAGCTGGACGTTGTCGCGCCCGGCGACGACAGCATGGTTTGCCTGCCGCGCGAGGAATACCAGGCGCTGCGCACGCTGGCCCGGAAGGGGCTGGAGGTGGCGTGATGGACGAGCTCCCCCGCGCATCACGAAGGTGGTTGCGATGAGCAAGAAGAACGACACATGGATGCCGCTGTACATAGGCGACTACCTGGCCGACACGTCGCGGCTGACCACCGAGCAGCATGGTGCCTATCTGCTGATCCTGATGGACTACTGGCGCAACGGGCCGCCCCTGGACGACGACGAAGAGCTGGCGACGATCGCGAAGCTGTCCCTGACGCAGTGGCGCAAGCACGCCCCCAAGATCCGGTCCCTGTTTCACTCGCAGGATGGGCGCTTGGTCCAGAAGCGTGCTGAGGAAGAGCGCTCGAAGGCAGGCCTCATCAGCAACAAACGGCGCGAGGCTGGTAAGCAAGGCGCTGCCAAACGCTGGGGCAAAGACGGTGGCAAACCTGATGACAAACCGATAGCAAATGCTATGGCAAATGGCATAGCAAATGGTATGGCAGACCCATCGTCTGAGCCATGGCAAAACGATAGACCGTCACAATCACAGATACATAAAAACAAAAGCTATAGCGGCGGCGTAGGAGATTCACAGGGGGTAGAGCCTGTGGATAACTCCGATTCGCCGCCGCTTTCCGCTGACGCGATCGGCGAACAGCTGGTTCTGCTTGAGGCCGAGCGGGGCAGGACGTTGCGGCTGTCCTCGCGCGCGCACGAGGCGTTGCTCCGGCTTGAGGCTCGGCACGTCGCGCTGCCGGTGTTGCTCCGGGCTCATGCCCTTGCGTGCGCGCGAAGGGCTGCCGATGGGGACCCGTCGGCGGTGAACCCGGGTTTCCTCGAGCCGTTCATCGACGAGGCCGTGGCGCCAGGGCAGGGCAGCGGCACCGCGGCGGATTGGGACGAGACCACCGAGGGCGTGCAGGCCAAGGCCAGCGAGCTGGGCATCCCGCCGCAGCAGGACGGCGAGGCGTGGCTCTGGTTCCGGCTGCGCGTCATCCGCGATTCCGGCGAGCAGCACCGCATCGAGCGCGAGGTCAGCAAGGCCGAGCGCATGAACCCCAACGAGTTCGAGCGCGTGTACCGGCTCATGTACGGCGTCGCGCCGGGTCAGGTGGCAGCATGACGCAATCGCTTTTCGACCAACCCAAGCCTGTGCTGCGCCGCGTGGCCTTCACCATCCCCGGCCAGCCCGTGGCCAAGGGCCGGCCGAAGTTCGCGCGCCAGGGCGCCTTCGTGCGGACCTACACGCCGGAGAAGACGGCCAGCTACGAGAACCTAGTCAAGCTGTCCGCGACACAGGCCATGTCGGGCCGCCCGCCGTTCGACGGCCCGGTCGAGCTGACGCTGGAGATCCGGCTGCAGATCCCGGCGAGCTGGTCCAAGAAGCGCCAGCAGCTGGCCGAGGCCGGCCAAGTCGCCGCGACCAAGAAGCCCGACGCCGACAACGTGCTCAAAGCCGTCAAGGACGGCATGAACGGCATCGTGTGGATCGACGACGCGCAGGCGGTCGAATACCGGATCAGCAAGCGCTACGGCACGACGCCGGGCGTGCGCGTCATCGTGGAACAACTGCCGCTGCAGGCGGCGTGAGGAATGAATTTGACGGGGGAAAACATGACGGAAGAACGCCTCTTCGACAGCTCGCACGCGGCGCTGGTGTTCGCGTTCAACTACTCGGGCCAGCAGTACCAGGCCTCGGCGATGAACAAGGCCATGACGCCGGCTATCGGCTCAGGCAAAGGGCTGATCGGCGTCGACGGCGCGGCGCAGGCGGGCATGATCCGCAACGAACTCAGCATGCTGCCCGAACTGCACCAGGCAGTGCTCACCGCGCGCTGCGCGCCGCGGGACATCATCTGTGACTGCGGCCGGCCCTGCTGCGCGGCCCGGCGCCCGAACCCGGAATGGGAAGCGGCGATCGTCTGGCTGACCGACCGAGCGATGCAGCAGCTGTCCGGCTCGTTCTCGCACTACCGCGTACGGCGCTCGATCCTCGAAAAGATTTTCGGCGTCCGGGTCGACCTGCAGCAGATCGCCGAAGACTGCGGCGCGCACCGGAACACGGTCAGCGCTCACAACATGAAGCTGAAGGTCTGGATCGAGGGCGAGAAGAAGCGCGGATTGATGGCCGCGCCCGGGGTTGAATCGGTTGCCTGGACCGCCATTGACATCCGCCTGAAGGCTGCCGCGATGGTGAAAATCGAAGAGGTGGCTTGACATTGTGCATTTCATGCACAAAAATCGCCTCAATTCGATACACCTCCGAACTACGTCCAGAGCCCGCGCAAGCGGGCTTTTGCGTTTCTGGCGTACCGCCGCTTGTCTCCTCCACCCACTCCCTGTGGTGGTTTGCCCGGTCACCCGTTCCGGGCGTTTTTCTTTCCCGTCCCCGCATTTCTACCGCGTATGAAAAAGGCCGACCAGCTCGCCATCCGCTACCGCGCGGCGAGCGACCTGGTGCGATACGAGCGGAATGCGAGGACGCACAGCGCGGCACAGATCGAGCAGATCAAGGCGTCGCTGCGGCAGTTTGGCTGGACCAACCCGGCGCTGACCGCCGGCGATGAGCTGCTGGCTGGCCACGGCCGGCTGGAAGCGGCCACGCAGCTGTGGGCCGCGGGCGAGACCATCGCCAACTGCCCGACGCCGGGCGAGGTGCCAACGGTCGACCTGTCGCACCTGTCAGCTGACGAGCGGCGCGCCTACATCCTGGCCGACAACAAGCTGGCGGAGAACGCGGGCTGGGACGTCGACCTGCTGGCAGGCGAGCTGCTGGACCTGCGGGACGCCGGCTTCGACCTCGCGCTGACGGGCTTCGACGCTGACGAGCTGGCCGAGCTTCTGGACCCGCAGCAGCCCGGCGCCGGCGGTGGTGGTGGCCAGTCGCTGGCCGACCGGTTCATGGTGCCGCCGTTCAGCACGCTCAACGCGCGCGACGCGGCGTGGCAGGACCGCAAGAAGGCCTGGCTGGCGCTGGGCATCCAGTCCGAGCTGGGCCGCGACGCGCCGGCGTACGCCTCGGCGTCTGAGCACCAGAAGGCAGGCGGCCCGGCCACGCAGCACAGGACCAGCGTCTTCGACCCCGTGCTATGCGAGTTGGCCTACCGCTGGTTCTGCCCGGCCGGCGGCCTGGTGTTGGACCCATTCGCCGGCGGCAGCGTGCGCGGCATCGTGGCGGCGCGGCTGGGCCGGCAGTACGTCGGCATTGAGCTGCGGCCGGAACAGGTCGAGGCCAACCGCGGCCAGCTGGGCCTGCTGCAGCCGACAGACCCAGCGCCCGCCTGGCACGTCGGTGACAGCCGGCAGATCGGGCGGCGCCTGGCCGATGTCGAGGCCGATTTCGTGTTCTCATGCCCGCCGTACGCGGACCTGGAACGCTACTCGGACGACCCCGCCGACCTGTCCACGATGGACTATCCGGCCTTCCTGACGGCCTACCGCGAGGTGATATCTGGCGCCGTGGGCCAGCTCAAGCCCGACCGCTTTGCCTGCTTCGTGGTGGGCGACGTCCGCGAGAAGCGCGGCACCGGCGTCTACCGCAACTTCGTGGCGGACACCATCGAAGCGTTCCTCGACGCAGGCGCGCAGCTGTACAACGAAGCCATCCTGCTCACCGCCTACGGCAGCCTGCCCATCCGGGCCGGCAAGCAGTTCGCGGCCAGCCGGAAGCTGGGCAAGACGCACCAGAACGTGCTGGTGTTCGTGAAGGGCGACTGGAAGCGGGCGGTGGCCGCCTGCGGCGATGTGGACGTTTCCGACGACCTGTTCCCGGAAGCCGAGGACTGAGAGTTTCACCATGGCCGGACGCAAACCATTCCAGCCGACCGACGAAGACCGCCGCGTGGTCACGTCGCTCGCGGGCTTCGGCGCGCCGCATGAGTACATCGCCAGCCAGGTGATCAACCCGCAGACCGGCAAGCCGCTGACGGCCAAGACGCTGCGGGCGCATTTCCGCGCCGAGCTGGACAACGCGAGGGACAAGACAAACGCCCTGGTGGCGCAGGCCCTGTTCAAGCAAGCCACCGGCACCGGCAAGGGCGCTGTGCCAGCCGCCATCTTCTGGATGAAGGTGCGGGCGGGGTGGAAAGAGCCGGCCCAAGGGATTGAGTTGACAGGCAAGGACGGCGGCCCGGTCGAGCAACGAACCACCGTCGTCGATGAAAAACAGGTCGCAGCCGCCGTCGCCAAGCTCGAGGACGAGTATTGACCCTGCCATCGAGCGGGCCGTCCTGAAGGCGAAGTGCGAGCGCGACCACCTGTTCTTCAGCCGGTACTTCTTCAAGCACCGCCAGGGCATCAAGTTCCGCGTCAACTGGCACCACGTGCTGATCGCGGACACGGTGCAGCGTGTCATCGATGGCGAGCTCAAGAACGTCGTCATCAACGTGCCGCCGGGCTCGTCGAAGACCGAGTTGGTGGCGATCAACCTGATCGCGCGGGGCCTGGCGGTGAACCCGCGCGCGCGGTTCCTGCACATCTCGTACTCGGATGACCTGGCGCTGCTGAACAGCGAGACGGCGCGCGAGATCGTCCAGTCGGACGAGTTCCAGGCGCTGTGGCCGCTGACCATCGCGCCGGACGCGAAGTCGAAGAAGCGGTGGAACGTCATCGCCGACGGCAAGAAGGCCGGCGGTGTGTACGCGGTGTCGCTGGGTGGCCAGATCACCGGCTTCCGCGCTGGCCACATGACCGATGGATGGCAGGGCGCCATCATCATCGACGACCCGCTGAAGGTCGAGGACGCGTACAGCAAGCCGAACCGCGACAAGGCGAACCGCAAGCTGCTGTCTACGGTGAAGAGCCGGAAGGCCAACCCGGACACGCCGATCATCGTGATCATGCAGCGGCTGGCCGAGGAAGACCCGACGGGCTTCATCAAGGCCGGCAAGGTGCCGGGCGACTGGGAATTCATCGAGATCCCGGCGCTGATCACCGACGAATACGTTGAAGCGCTGCCCGAGCGCGTGCGCGACCTGGTCGAACACGGCGAGCAGGACGAGGAAGGCCGGTACAGCTACTGGCCCTACAAGGAACCGCTCGACGACCTGCTGGCCAGCGAGAAGGCTGACCGGTACGTGTTCAGCGGGCAGTACATGCAGCGCCCCAGTCCGCTGGGTGGCGGGATCATCCGCAGCGCCAACTTCGGTCGGTACACGGTGGTGCCAGAGCTGCACAAGCGCGTCATCTACGCCGACACGGCGCAGAAGACCGCCGAGCGCAACGACTACAGCGTGCTGCAGTGCTGGGGGCACGGAAAGAACGGCCGCATCTACCTGCTGGACCAGATCCGGGGAAAGTGGCCGGCGCCCGAGCTGCGGCAGAAGGCCATCGACTTCTGGAACAAGCACCTGCCGTACGACTTCCACTTCGGTGCGGCGCTGGTGAAGATGCGCGTCGAGGACAAGGCCAGCGGCACCGGCCTGATCCAAGACATCCAGGCGTCGGGGACCATCCCTGTCGAAGGGATCGAACGGCATCGCGACAAGCTGGTACGCGTCATGGACGTGGTCAGCTACATCGATGCCGGCCTGGTGATGATTCCCGAGGCGGCCGAGTGGGTCAGCGATTTCACGCAGGAATGCGACGCCTTCACCCCTGACGACACGCACGCGCACGACGACCAGATCGACCCGATGGTCGACGCGATCAACGACATGCTGGCCGGCGGCCGGTCGCTGGACATCTGGACCAAACTCGGACAGCAATGAACCGTAATCAACGCAAAGCGCTGCAACGGGCGCACAAGGCCAACGTGGCCGCGTCCGCGAACGCCAAGCGCTGGGTGAGCGGCGACAGCTTCCAGAACTTCGAGGCGCGCGTCGGGCTGGGCACGAACAACCAGGCCAGCCAGTACAGCTATGGGTTCGACTTCATCAGCCGCAACCGCGTGCAGCTGGAGGCGATGTACCGGTCTAGCTGGGTGGTTGGCCAGGCCGTCGACGTGGTTGCCGAGGACATGACGCGCGCGGGCGTGGATCTCGACGCCGACATGGATCCGGCCGACCGGGACAAGCTGGCGGCCGGCTTCGAACGCATGGCGCTGTGGGATCGTATCAACGACACGATCAAGTGGGGTCGGCTGTATGGCGGCGCCATCGCCGTGATGCTGATCGACGGGCAGGACTCTTCGACGCCGCTGCGGCCGGATACGGTCACCCGAGACCAGTTCAAGGGGCTGTTCGTGCTGGACCGCTGGCTGGTGCAGCCGTCCCTGAATGACCTGGTCACGGAGATGGGCCCGGACATGGGCATGCCGCGGTTCTACGACGTGGTCGACGACAGCATTGCCCTGCGGCGCCAGCGCATCCACTACAGTCGGGTGCTGCGGATCGACGGCGTCGAGCTGCCGTATTGGCAAAAGATCAGCGAGAACCTGTGGGGGCAGTCGGTGATCGAGCGGCTGATCGACCGGCTGGTAGCGTTCGACAGCACCACTGTTGGCGCCGCGCAGCTGGTCTACAAGGCGCACCTGCGCACGTACAAGGTGGAGAAGCTGCGCGAGGTCATTGCGATGGGCGGGCCGGCGCTGGAAGCGCTGGTGAAGAACGTCGATTTCATTCGCCGGTACCAGTCGAATGAAGGCCTGACCCTGATCGACGCCGCGGACGACATGCAGGTGGACACCTACCAGTTCTCCGGCCTGGACAACGTGCTGATGCAGTTCGGCCAGCAGCTGTCCGGGGCGCTGCAGATACCGCTGGTGCGCCTGTTCGGCCAGTCGCCGGCCGGCCTGAACAGCACGGGCGAATCCGACCTGCGGACCTACTACGACAACATCAAGCAGCAGCAGGAACGCCGGCTGCGCGCGCCCCTGACGCGGCTGTTCGAAGTGCTGGTCCGGTCCGAGTTGGGCAAGGCGCCGCCGGAAGGCTTCGCCTACCAGTTCACGTCGCTCTGGCAGCTCTCCGACACCGAGAAGGCGAACAACGCCAAGACGGTGACCGAGGCGGTGACCACGGCGCTGGATGCCGGCCTGATCGATGCAGCCACCGGCATGAAGGAACTGCGCGCGTCCAGCCACGCGACCGGCATCTTCACCAGCATCACCGACGAGCAGATCACGGAAGCGGAGAACGCGCCGCCGCCCGAACCGGAGCTGAGCCTTGACCCTGACAACCGACCGCAAGAAGGGCCGGAAGAACCCGGTCAAGCTCGCCGGGCCGGAAAGGCAGTACAGGACGCAGCTTCGCCAGGTCGCGCAGCAGGTGGGCGCGTTGGTCAATGGCTTTCCGCCTGGCGATCCCGCCGCGGCGCCGACGATTGAGCAGCTGCTGCGCCGGTACGCAGAAGCCCTGACGCCGTGGGCCGAGGCCACCGCGGCGCGCATGCTGTCCGACGTCAACCGGCGCGACGAGACGGCCTGGATGGAGCAGGCCAAGGAGCTGTCCCGCGCGCTGCGCCAGGAGATCAGGACGGCGCCCACCGGCGCCACCATGCGCGCCCTGATGGCCGAGCAGGTCGGCCTGATCAAGTCGATCCCGCTGGACGCTGCAGAGCGCGTGCACCGCCTGACGATCGAGGGGCTGGAAGACAGCACCCGCGCGTCGGAGATCTCGAAGGCCATCCAGGCGTCCGGCGACGTGGCGAAGAGCCGCGCCGACCTGATCGCCCGGACGGAGGTGGCGCGCACCGCGTCGACGCTGACCGAGGCCCGCGCGCTGCATGTCGGCTCGCCGGGCTACTTCTGGCGAACGTCTGGCGACACGGACGTTCGCGACTCGCACCGCAAGATGAACGGCCAGTTCGTGGCGTGGGACGACCCGCCGACGCTGGACGGCATGACCGGGCACGCCGGGCAGTTTCCCAACTGCCGGTGCTACCCCGAACCTGTGATTCCCGAGGACTGAGATGCGCTTCTACACCGTGCAGAAGCTGGGCCCGAAGCGCTCGCTGACGCCCGAGGGCTTCCTGCTGTGCGAGGAAGTGCCCGTCGCGCGCACCGGCGAGATGCTATACGGCCCGGGCGAAGTGCCCGTTGAGCCTGGCCCGGATGGGCTGATCCGCATCAGCCGGACACCGGAAGAGGTGTTCCGCGATGCGACCCTGGCCAGTTGCGTTGGCCAGCCCGTGACCCTCGACCACCCCGAGGATTTCGTTACGCCCGCCAATTTCTCGGCGCTCGGCAAGGGGGCGATGCTCAATCTTCGGCGCGGAACTGGCATTGCCGATGACCTGCTGATCGCCGATCTGCTGGTGACAGATCAGGCCGCAATCGACGCCATCCAGAAGGACAGCATCGAAGAGGTCAGCCTCGGCTATGAGGCCGACTACGAACAGGTATCACCCGGCCGCGGGGTACAGCGGAACATCGTTGTCAACCACGTAGCCCTCGTCGAGCGCGGCCGGTGCGGCCCGCGCTGCGCGATTGGCGATAAGGAACCCCAAATGGCAAAGAAGAAGCCCACTTTCCTCGACAAACTGCGCGCCCTGATGAAGGACGCAGAGTCCGAGATGGAAGAAGAGAAGAAGACCGGCGACGAAGCGCCGGACGACGAGGACGAAGAGGACGATACGCCGGCGAAAACCGGCGACGCCCAATCCGTCCTGCTCAAGAAGATCCTGAAGCGCATGGATGCCCAGGACGCCGCCATCGCTGCGCTGGGCCAGACCCGGGCCAAGGACTCGGAGAAGGAAAAGACCGACGACGAGGACGAGGATGACCCGGAAAAGAAGAAGACCGGGGACGACGGCGATCTGACTGAAGCCGAGACCGCCGGCAAGCTGAACCAGGCCGAGGTCGACCTGTACACCGGCGACGCCGCGGCCAGTATCCCGTCGCGCGCCGAGATCCTGGCGCCTGGCATCAAGCTGCCCACCCTGGACGCCAAGATGGCCACGGCCGACCGCGCTGCCGCCCTGTGCAAGTGCCAGCGCAAGGCCCTGGACCTGGCCTACCAGACCGAGGCCGGCAAGAAGGCCATCGGGCCGTTCCTGGGCGGCCTGACGGCTGACTTCGAGAAGCTGCCGGCCGCGCTGGTGCATGCGGCGTTCATGGGCGCCAGCGAGCTGGTGAAGGCCCAGAACAATGCCGGCAACAGCCGCAGCGCCGCGCCGACGCGCGACTTCGGCAAGGCCCGCACCGTGGCCGACATCAACGCCGCCAACCGCAAGTACTGGGCCGACCGGTCCGCCAACTAAGGAGTCCCACATGGGCAACGCAATCCTGTATCGCATGGCCTCGGGCATCCCGGGCGACATCTCGCGCCAGTCGCAGGCGACCGTCGAGGCGCAGATCCTCAACTCGGCCCTGCCGTTCCCCGGCTATGGCCTGTTCGGCAAGATCGCCGCCGGCAAGTTTGTGCCGATCGCCAGCGGCGACACCGCGGCGGCGGTCTACGGCCTGCTGGTCCGCCCGTACCCGACCACCGGGGGCGCCGGCTCGGAACCGCTGGGCACGGCCACGCCGCCCACCACCGGCGTCGCGGACGTCCTGCGCCGCGGCTACATGACCGTCAAGAACAACGCCGGCACGCCCGCCATCGGCGGCCCCGTGTATGTCCGCGTGGCCACGCCCGCCGCCGGCAAGCCGATCGGCGGCATCGAAGCCGCGGCCGACGGCGCCAATACCATTGCGGTGACCGGCGCCACGTTCATGAACGCCGGCGACGCCAACGGCAACGTCGAAATCGCCTACAACATCTAAGGGGTCACCCAGAATGAGCAAAATCATCGTTCCGCGCATGGCAGCGGCGGCCGCGATCGCCATGGTCAACGCCCCTGCGATCATCCGCGCCCGCACGCGCGACAACATGCTGACGTTCGACAGCCGCACGATCGACAGCACCGGCGCCTTCCTGATCGGCGAGCTCGAGCGCCTGGACCAGACGCTGCACGGCCCGCTGGCCTCGGTCACCTGGTCGCGCGACATCGACCTGCGCGAGGACGTCTCGATCGCGGACGAGACCTCTTCGTTCACCAACTCCAGCTTCGCGGCTGCCGGCGGCGCGTCGCCCAATGGCAAGTCGTGGATCGGCAAGGACGCCTCGGCCATCGCCGGCATCGCGCTGGACATCGGCAAGACGGCCAACCCGCTGACCCTGTGGGGCATGCAGATCGGCTGGACCATCCCCGAGCTGGAAAGCGCCCAGAAGCTGGGCCGCCCGGTGGACCAGCAGAAGTTCACCGGCATGCAGCTGAAGCACAACATGGACGTCGATGAGCAGGTCTACATCGGCGACACCGTGCTGGGCGTGACGGGCCTGGTGAACAACGCCGCCGTGACCAACCTGTCGAACGCCGTCACGGGCAACTGGAATACCGCCACGGCGGACCAGATCGTCGCGGACATCAACGAGCTGCTGACCAGCGTCTGGACCGCCTCGGCCTACGCCTACTGCCCGTCCGAGCTGCGCTTGCCGCCGGTCAAGTTCGGGATCCTGGTCAGCCGCAAGGTCAGCGACGCCGGCAACATCAGCGTGCTCGAGTACGTGAAGCAGAACACGATCTCGAACTCGATCAACGGCCGCCCGCTGAACATCCAGCCGCTGAAGTGGCTGTTCCAGCGCGGCACCGCCAACGCCGACCGCATGATGGCGTACACCAAGGAGCAGGACAAAGTCCGCTTCCCGATGGTGCCGCTACAGCGCACGCCGCTCGAGTACCGCGATATCCGTCAGCTCACTACCTACTTTGGCCGTCTGGGCGTGGTCGAGGTGGTGTATCCCGAGCTGATCGGCTACCGCGACGGCATCTGACAGGGAGAGCGACATGCCGAAGATCTACGTCAAGAAGGCCTTCACGCTGCAGCACGAGGGCGAGAAGCACGAGTTCGCCGTGGGCAACCACGACGTACCGGCAGCGATTGCCGCGCACTGGTTCGTGAAGGCGCACACCGGCGACGAGCCGGCGGCCGGCGGCGAGGCTGAGCAGAGCGACCTGGCCGAGCAGCGTGCCGCGCTGGATTCCGCTGCCCAGCTGCTGGAGGGGCGGGCCGAGCAGCTTCAGCAGCTCCAGGACCAGCTGGCCGAGCGGCAGCAGGCCATCGCCGATCGCGAGCAGTCCGCCGACCGGCGCGACGCCGAGCTGGCCAAGCGCGAGGCCGCGGTGGCGGAACGCGAGCAGGCGGCCGACAAGGCCGCTGCCGAAGCGGCCAAGGCGGCGAAGACGTCGAAATGAGGGGTATGATGCCTCGCAAGGGGCATCACCCATCCGCCTATGACACCAGCCCAGTTCCGACAGGACTTTCCCGAGTTCGCCGACACCGCGCGTTATTCCGACGCGTCGGTCAGATTCTGGCTGACGGTCTCGTCGTCGCTCGTCAACGAGTGCCGCTGGGGCGTGCTGACGGACCAGGGCATCGAGCTTTGCACCGCCCACCACCTGGTGCTGGCCGCGCGCGACGAGCAGGCCGCCAGCGTCGGCGGCATCCCGGGCCAGATGACCGGCCCGCTCGCTTCCAAGGCCGTCGACAAGGTCAGCGCCAGCTATGACACCGGCGCTGCGACTATCGACGACGGCGGATTCTGGAACCTGACCACCTACGGCGTGCGGTACCTCACCCTCGCCAAGATGATGGGCGCCGGCGGCATCCAGCTGTAGCGCAGCCGCCCATCGGGAGATCCCCATGGGCGTCATGAAGGTGGACCGGCTGAAGGCGGTCCTGCAGTCCATCAATGGCCTCGTCGACAAGCAAGTCCTCGTCGGCGTGCCAGACAGCACGGCTGGCCGCAAGGACGACGACGCGCCGCTCAGCAACGCCGAGATCGGATACATCCAGGAGACTGGCTCCCCCGCCAACAACCTGCCGGCCCGGCCGTTCCTTGTGCCCGGCGTGGCCGCCGCGCAGTCCAAGACGCTGCCGCAGCTGCAGAAGGGAGTGGAAGCGGCGCTGGACGGGGATCTGGACGCGGTCCAGCGCCGGCTCGGCGCTGCCGGCCTGATCGCTCAGGCGTCGGTCCGAAAGCGCATCAACAGCGGCATCACCCCGGCACTGAGCGAGGCGACCCTGCGCGAGCGCGCGCGGCGCGGCCGCAAGGGGGCCAAGGAAGAACTGGCGCGGCGTGCCGCCGGCGAGAAGCCGGGAACCGACCTGGCCAAGCCACTGATCGACACGGGCCAGCTGCGCAACGCGATCACCTACGTGATCCGCAAAAGGAAGTAGACCATGGCGCTACTCGACGTTACCGACGTCCTGCTGGACCCGGACTTCATGGACACCGGTCTGGTATGCAACCGTATGACGCAGGCGGTGGACAGCCACGGCCGAGCGACCAACACGGTCACCGCCACGCCGTTCGCCGCGGTGGTGACCAGCGACAAGGGCGACGTCCTGCACCGCAATGCCGACGGCAGCCGGATCATCGGCTCCATCACCGTCCACACGCCGTTTCGACTCTCGGACGGCAGCACCGGCCAGGATGCCGACGAAATCGTCTGGCAGGGCCGGATCTACACCGTGGTCAACGTCAACGACTACAGCCACTTCGGGCGCGGCTTCGTCTGTGCCACCTGTGACATCAAGCCTCTTTCGGGGTAACTCATGAACGACAGCTCGACCGGCGGATACCTGGCGCCAGCCGTCGCGGCGCCGCCGGCCGAGGACGACGCGCTGGACGATCTGCTGCAGGCGCTGGTGGCCGGCGTGTCGGGCCTGCCCGGGGACCTCGTGCGGCCGCGCTGGCAGCCGACCGTGCCGAAGCAACCTGAGCCGTCGGTGAATTGGTGCGCCCTGGGCGTAACCGAGCAGGAGAGCGACGCCGGCCCGGCCATCCAGCACGATCCGGCGGGCAACGGGCACGACAACTACCAGCGCCACCAGGACATCAGGCTGCTGTGCACGTTTTACGGGCCTGCAGCCAAGGGCTACGCCCAGCGCCTGGCCGACGGGCTGGCGATCCCGCAGAACCGCGAGCAGCTGCGCCTGAACGACATGGCCTTCATATCGGCCGGCGAGATCCGCGCGGCGCCGGACTTCGTCAACCAGCAGTGGGTGCGGCGCTACGACATGACGGTGCTGCTGCGCCGCAAGATCACCCGGACCTACCCGGTCCTCAACCTTCTGTCCGCTCAGGTGAGCACGGAAACCGACTCGGTACCGCCGATGGCGAGCACCAACAACATCGACCAGTAGAGGATGACCATGTCCAACGGATTGCCGGTTTCGCGGCTGATTGACGTCACCATCAACATGTCGCCGCTGGCGGCGCAGGGGGCGAATCTCAACACGGCCCTGATCCTGGGCGCCTCGGCGGTGATCGACACCGGCGAGCGGATGCGCTCGTACGGCACCATCGACGCTGTCGCAGCCGATTTCAGCACCACGGCGCCCGAATACCTGGCCGCGCTGCTGTACTTCCAGCAGACGCCCCAGCCGTCGCAGCTCCACCTGGGCCGCTGGGCCAAGACGGCCACCTCTGGTTCGCTGCGTGGCGCTGCTCTGACGGCGGCGCAGAAGGACATCGCGGCGTGGCAGGCGGTAACCGCCGGCTCGTTCAAAGTCACCATCGACGCCACGGTCAAGACGCTGTCGGCGCTCAACTTCGCCACTGCCACCAACCTGAACAACGTCGCGAGCATCATCACGACGGCGCTGGCCGGCGCAACCTGCATCTGGAACGGCACGCAGTTCGTGATCACGTCGCCGACCACTGGCGCCGCATCGAAGGTGAGCTACGCGACTCCGACCGGTTCTGGCACCGACATCTCGGCGATGCTGGGGCTGATCAGCGGCCTGGCCTCTGCGCCGGTGGATGGTATCGTTGCCGAGACGCCCGATGCCGCGGTGGCCATCTTCCTGAACCGCTTCGCGAACAGGTTCCTGGGCCTGATGTTTGCCGACACGTCGCTGACGAACGCGCAGCACACCGCGGTGGCCAACCTGATCGAGGCGGACCAGCGCCACATCTACGGCGCGACCTCGCAGGAGCCGCAGGCGTTGGATTCGACCAGCACCGCCGACCTGGCGTCGACGCTGAAGGCGCTGGGCCTGAAGTACTCGTTCGTGCAGTACTCGAGCAGCAGCCCGTATGCCGCGGCGTCGATGTTCGGCCGGCTGCTGACGACCGACTTCAACGCCAACAACAGCACCATCACGCTGATGTACAAGCAGGAGCCCGGCATCGTGCCGGAAAGCCTGACCAGCAGCCAGGCCGACACCCTTCAGGCAAAGCGCTGCAACGTGTTCGTGGCGTACAACAACGACACGGCGATCATCCAGTACGGCGTGACGCCCAGCGGCATCTTCATCGACTCGGTCTACAACTCGATCTGGTTCCAGAACCGCGTCCAGACCGACGTGTACAACCTGCTGTACCAGAGCCCGACGAAGATCCCGCAGACCGACGCTGGCAATGCCCTGGTCGCAGCGACGATCGAGGCTGCCTGTGATGCGGCGGTGAACAACGGCTACCTGGCGCCGGGCGTCTGGAACTCGGGCGGCTTCGGTGCGCTGAAGCAGGGCGACACGCTGGCCAAGGGCTACTACGTCTACGCGCCGCCCATCGCGCTGCAGTCGCAGGCCGACCGCGAGGCCCGCAAGTCGGTGTCCTTCCAGGTGGCCGCGAAGGAAGCCGGCGCCATCCATTCCGTTGACATCCTGGTCAACGTCAACCGCTGATAGGGGAAACCATGTCCGGAACGTATTCGTTCATCGATGTGCAGGCCTCGCTGGTCGGCCCCGGCGGCGCATTCTCGCTGGGTTACGGCGAGGCCACGGCCGAGGAAGGCATCACCATTGCCGCGGCCAACGACAAGAACACCATGACCGTCGGCTCGGACGGCAAGGTGATGCACAGCCTGCGCGCCGACGGCTCGGGGCAGATCACGCTGCGGTACCTGAAGACCGCGCCGGTCAACTCTCGCCTGATGGCGATGTACAACGCACAGAAGCTCGACAGCCGGCTGTGGGGCAAGAACGTCATCACGGTTAGCCAGTCGGTGGCCGGCGACATCGCGACGGGCATCCAGTGCGCCTTCAAGAAGGTGCCGGACCTGTCTTACGCCACCGAAGGCGGCACGGTCGAGTGGGTGTTCGACGCCGGCCGCATCGAGGAAATGCTGGGGACCTACTGACCATGGCTCACGAAATCGATCTGGCGGGCAACCGCTACTCGCTGGGGCGCCTGAACGCCATGCAGCAGTTTCACGTGTCGCGGCGCATCGCACCGATCGTGCCGACGCTGATCCCGGTCTTCCTGCGCGTGCGCGCCAGCGGCAAGCCGCTGACCGACGATCTGGAAGGCCTAGCCGCCGCGCTGCAGCCGCTGGCCGACGGCCTGGCCGCGCTGCGCGACGAGGACGCCGAGTACGTGTTCGGCACCTGCCTGTCCGTGGTGCAGCGCCAGCAGCAGACCGGCTGGGCGCGCGTATGGAGCGGCTCGCAGACCATGTTCGAGGACATGGATCTGGCCGTGACGCTGCCGCTGGTGGTGCAGGTCATCACGGCGAATCTCGGCCCTTTTATCAACGGGCTGCTTACCAGCCAAGCGAGCAGCCCGGCAGCCGCGGCAGCGCCGGCTGGCTGAGGCACCTCCCCGGCGGCGAGGACTGGCTACTGGCGCCGGTGGCCGAGGGCTGGTGCAAGTACGAATCGCTGCTGGACGGCTCGCTGGGGCTGGAAGACATCGCCCTGATGAACGACGCCATCACCGTGCGCGGCGACAACCTCGCGGCCGCCCGCCGCATGCTGGAAGAGAAGAATGGCCGATAGCACCGTCATCCGCGAGTTCCTGGTCGCGCTGGGCTTCAAGGTCGACGAGAAGGGCCTGAAGAACTTCACGACCGGCGTGGACCAGGCCACGAAGGGCGTGGTGCGGCTGGTCAGCACCATCCAGGGCGCCGCGCTGTCGATCGGGGCTGGCGTCTCGGCCTTTGCCTCGAAGCTGGAGGGGCTGTATTTCGTCTCTCAGCGCACGGGCGCCGCGGCGACTAGCCTCAAGGCGCTGGAATATGCCGCGCGCAACCTGGGCGTCTCGTCGGAGGCGGCGTTCGGCACGGTCGAGAATCTGGCCCGCTTCCTGCGCAACAACCCGGCTGGAGAGGGATACCTCGCCACCATCGGCGTGCAGACGCGCAACGCCAACGGCGAGCTGCGCGACACCGTCGACATCCTCGCAGACCTGGGCACGGAACTAGCCCAGCGCCCGACCTGGCTGGCGAGCCAGTATGGCAACGTCCTTGGCATCGACGAGAACCTGCTGCTGGCCATGCGCAACGGCGACTTCGCCAAGTTCATGGCGCAGTACCGCGTCATGGCCCGCAACAACGGGCTGGACAAGGCGACCGAGGACGCACACGAATTCATGGTCGCCCTGCGCGATCTGGGCACGACGTTCGAGAACTTCGGGATCCGTGTCGAGGGCACGCTGCTTCGTAAGGTCGGGCCACAGCTCGAGCGCTTCCAGAAGTGGTTCGCCGAGCACGAACCCGAAATTGCGGACCGGATTGGCGACATCGCGGTGGCGGTGTTGGCAGCCGCCGCCGCCATGGGGCCGCCGCTGAGCTGGCTGCTCGACAAGTTCTTCGAGCTCGACAAGGCCACCGACGGCTGGTCGACCCAGCTGCTGCTGCTGGTGGGCGTGTTCAAGGTGCTGGGCGGGTTCCAGATCATCGCGGGCATCTGGAAGATGGTCGCAGCGGTGCGCGCGCTGGGCGCTGCGAACGCGGCCGCAGCGGCGGCCGGTGGTGCCGCCGGCGCTGGCGGGGCGGCAGGAGCTGCCGGCGCCGGCGCGGCGGCGGGCTGGTTGTCCAGGTTCCTGCCGTGGCTGGCCAAGGCCGGCGGTGCTGCGGCGCTGCTGCTGCACAGCGGCAATCTGAACGAGGGCGAGGACGCCGACCTGGAACGCCGGCGCGCGGCGGCCGGTCAGGGCACCAGCGGAAGCCAGCCCACCAGCCGGGCCGGTGGCCAGCAGTCTGGCAGCGGCCGCGGCGCAGCCGTCGACGCGGTCAGCTTCTTCCAGCGCATGGGCTGGACGCACGATCAGGCCGTCGGCATCGTGGCGAACCTGCGGCACGAGAGCGACATGAACCCGCGCGCCGTGGGCGACAGCGGCCGTGCCTATGGCGTGGCCCAGTGGCATCCTGACCGGCAAGCCAACTTCGCCCAGTGGGCCGGCAAGGACATCAGGGAATCGTCGCTGATGGAGCAGCTGCAGTTCGTGAACTACGAGCTGACGCAGGGCGCAGAGCGGCGCGCCGGCCAGCTGCTGCGCGCAGCGCAAAACGCCCAGCAGGCGGGCGAGATCGTGTCGCGGCACTACGAGCGGCCGGCCCGGGCCGACATGGAGGCGGCACGCCGCGGCTCTTCTGCCGTCGACCTGAAGCAGGAGACCAACATCCATATCCATGGGGTGTCGGATCCTGTCGCTGCCGCGCGGGCCACCGCCGGCGAGCAAGGGCGCCTGAACGGTGATCTGGTGCGCAACCTGCAAGGAGCGGTGTCGTGATTCTGGACATGATCACCCTGGTGCCCAAGAGCATCGGCAGCATCACCATTCCGGTGATGATCGAGGAAGCGCACCAGGACGAGCTGCAGATCACCGAGCACCCGGTGGAGAAGGGCGCGGAGATCAACGACCACGCCTTCAAGCGACAGCCCGAGGTGGTGCTGAAGTGCGGATGGAGCAATTCCGACATCGCCGCGCTGGCCGGCCTGGCGCAGTCCATTTTTTCGGGGGGCGGGCTGCCGTCTGCCGACTACATCAGCACGGTGTACTCGCAACTGCTGGCCCTGCAGGAGCTGCGCGAGCCGTTCGACGTGGTCACGTCGCTGCGGATGTACGACAGCATGCTCTTCAAGGGTCTGGCCGTGCTGAAGGACCAGAAGACCGGCGCTGCGCTGTCGGTGACGGCCACGCTGAAGCAGCTGCGCATTGTTGAAACGCAGGTGACGACGCTGCCGCCGCGGGAGAACCAGGCCGACCCAGCAGCCACTGCCGAGACGCAGAACACTGGCGTCAAGGCAGCTACGCCGGCCACGCCGGCTCCAGGCGGGTCCGTACCACCGACGAGAATGTGATGCCCAACTTCTTCGAGATCCCGCTGTCGCCGCTGCCGCAGCGCTTCGCGATCACGCTGGGCGGTGTGGACTATCGCCTGACGGTCCAATACCGGAAGGCCGGCGGTGCCGGCTGGGTGCTGGACATCGCTGACGCGAACAACGCGCCGCTGGTGTCGGGCATCCCGCTGGTGACTGGCACCGACCTGCTGGCGCAGTACAAGCACCTCGGCTTCGCCGGCCGGCTCTGGGTCCAGGGCTCGGCGGATCCTGACGACGTGCCGACTTACGAGGATCTGGGCATCGGCTCGCATCTCTACTGGGTGACGGACGCATGAGCACGCCGCAATTTGGCCGCAAGGTATCGCTGATCATCGGGCAGGACAGCGGCGATGCCCTGGACCTGTCCGAACTGCGGTTCCGCTTCGACGTCCGCCGCGGCGACCTGCAGACCCCGAACTCGTGTCGGGTGCGGGTTTACAACGTGTCGGCGGAGACCGCGCGCCGCGCCCAGAAGGAGTTCACGCGCCTGGTGCTGCAGGCCGGCTACCCGGGCAACTTCGGGATCATCTTCGACGGCACCATCAAGCAGGTGCGTCGCGGGCGTGAGAATCAGACGGACACGTACCTGGACATCACCGCGGCGGACGGCGATTCCGCCTACAACTTCGCGGTGGTGAACACCACCCTCGCGGCGGGCTCGACACCGGCCGATCATGTGGCGGCCGCCTGCACTGCCATGAACCCGTATGGGGTGACGCAGGGCTACCTGCCGGAGCTGCCGACGAATCCGCTGCCGCGCGGCAAGGTGATGTTCGGCATGGCCCGGGACTTCATGCGCTGGACGGCCCGCACGTGCCAGACGGTCTGGAGCATCCAGGACGGGAAAGCGATCATGGTGCCGGAGACGTCCTACATGCCCGGCGAGATCCCGGTGATCACCGCCGAGACGGGCATGGTCGGCCTGCCCGAGCAGACCCAGAACGGCATCACGATCAAGATGCTGCTGAACCCCAGCGTCAAGATCGGTCGACTCATCGAGATCAACAACGCCAGCGTGCAGCAGTACGAGTACAGCCTGAATGTGGGCCAGCAGGCGCAGAATCAGCGGATCGAGGAACAAGCGAAGCTGCAGGACGACGGCTTCTATTACGTGATGATTGCCGAGCATTACGGCGACACGCGCGGGAACGATTTTTACACGGATGTCATTTGCCTGGCAGCGGACGTGACCGTGCTACCTGACAACTTCCGCACCAAGGCCGCAGTGCCGCCTGACTTTGTGATCAAGAAGTACGGCTAGCGCAGGGAGTCGTGATAGGACCGCACGTTCTTCATGAACTCTTCTTGTGACATGGCCGGCTTGACGTACTGCGCCGATCCGTCGCGCTGTATCTTGGCTTCGACGTAGGCGGTGAGAGAGTCCTGACGCGCGTCACCGTAAGTGGAAACGACCACGACTCGGTCCTTCGTCGGGCCGACCAGCGTGCCCCAGCATGCCGGCACCAGGGCGCGGCCGTGCAGAGTCTCGGCTGCCCGCATGTCCTTGGCGTTGACGATTGGCAGCCTGCAAGGCGTGTCGCGATAGAGAACAGTGACCATCGACCCGCGGGAGATGTTTTCCTCGATGGCGTTGCTGAAGATGAAAGCTACCCGCCCGACAGTGGCCGGATCGAAAGACTTCATCCTGATTCGGGCGTCTTCCGCTTCTTGCTGCACCTTCCATTGAGGCTTCACCGCTTGTTCCGCAGCCCACGCCCGGTTCTTATCGATGAGGGACTCGGCGCCCATCGCACAACCGGCAGCGCCTAACAGGACTGTTGCGGCAAGCATTTTCATAGCGATCACCATGGACAGACGAGAGCGAGTTGACGATCCCGAGGTATCGCTTCGGGAGGCGTTCGACGGGCTGCGCGCGGGCATCTGGACGGCGCTGCCGGGGGTCATCCAGTCGTTCGACGACGGGGCCATGACCTGCGAGGTGCAGCCGACGATCAAAATCCCCGTGCGCCGGATCAATGGCACCGTCGAAAGTGTCGCGCTGCCGCTGCTGGTGGACTGCCCGGTGCAGTTCCCATCTGGCGGGAATTGTAGTTTGACCTTCCCGGTTGCTCCAGGCGACGAGTGCCTGGTGGTTTTCGCCAGCCGCTGCATCGACGGGTGGTGGCAGTCCGGCGGCGTGCAGGAACAGGCCGAGCTTCGCATGCATGACCTGTCGGACGGCTTCGTGCTGCTGGGCTTCCGGTCCAAGCCGCGGGCGCTAGCCGGCGTGAGCGCCACCGCGGCGCAGCTGCGGACGGACGACGGGCAGGCCTTCGTCGAGGTCAACGCGGCCACCCATGCGATCAACATCCAGACGACGGCGCCGGTGAACGTGACTTCGACGGCGTCGGCAAGCGTGACAGCGCCCAGCATCAGCCTGGGCGCCGCTGGCCAGTCGCTGCTGTCCTTCGTGACGTCGGCGTTCCAGGCCCTGTTCAACGGGCATACGCACACGTCTGCCGGCGCTGGGTCGCCAACCAGCGTGCCCAACCAGGCGATGGGCAGCACCCATTTGACCAGCACCGTAAAGGGCGGATGATATGCGGTACCGAAAACTCGACGCCGAAGGCGACTACGTCTTCGGCGGGCAACAGGCCGACTTCTACAAGGACAGCCCGGAGGCCGTCGGCCAGGCTGTGCTGACGCGGCTGCGGCTCGCGCGCGGCGAATGGTTCCTCGACATCACCGAGGGCATGCCGTGGGACCAGGTGCTGGGCAAATACACGGCCGGTACCTATGACGCAGCGATCAGGCAGCGGATCCTTGGCACCCAGGGCGTGCGGGAGCTTGCAGCCTATTCGAGCACGCTGAACAGTGAGGCCCGAACGCTGAGCGTGACGGCGACGATCAACACCATCTACGGCACCACCACCGTACAGGCGACATTCTGATGGCCATCACCACGACCGCACCGACCATCGATGCCAACGGTATCACGGCGCCGACCTACGCCGACGTGCTCGAATACCTCAAGGACCAATACCGGGCCATCTACGGGCCCGACGTGTATCTGGAGGCGGACAGCCAGGACGGCCAGTTGCTCGCGGTGTTCGCGTCGTCGATCAACGACGCCAACGCGGTGGCCATTGCCATCTACAACTCGTTCAGTCCAGCAACCGCGCAAGGCGCCGCGCTTTCCAGCAACGTCAAGATCAACGGCATCGGGCGCCATGCGTCGTCCTACTCGACGGTGGACCTGCTGCTGGTGGGCCAGGCCGGCACGGCGATCACGAACGGCATCGCCAAGGATGGCAACGGCGTGAAGTGGGCGCTGCCAGCGGCGGTGACCATTCCGCCGACGGGCGAGATCCTCGTGACCGCGACTTGCCAGGCCATCGGCGCGGTGGCAGCGCCGGCGGGGAGCATTACGCAAATCGGGACGCCGACACTGGGTTGGCAGACTGTGACGAACCCTTCGGACGCAGCGGAGGGCGCGCCGGTGGAATCCGACGCCGCGCTGCGCCAGCGCCAGACCGTCTCTACCGCGCTGCCATCCCTGACGGTGCTGGACGGAATCATCGGCGCCGTGGCCAGCCTGCCTGGCGTGACGCGGTGGGCAGCCTATGAGAACGACACCGATGCCACGGACGCCAACGGCATTCCCGAGCATTCGATTTCCTTGGTTGTCGAGGGGGGCGATGCAACGGCCATTGCCAACGCCATCGCGGGCAAGAAGACGCCGGGGGCCGGAACCTATGGTACGACGTCGGTCGTGGTGCAGGACGTCTACGGACGCCCCATAACGATTCGGTTCTTCCGCCCGTCCAACGCAGCTATCAGCGGTACCGTCAACTTGAAGGCATTGACTGGCTACAACACGCAGACGGGCGATGCCATCAAGCAGGCGATCGCCAACTACATCAACGCGGTGGCCATCGGCGGCGGCCTGTCCGGCAGCGTGGAATGGGCGGATGCCATTACCGCGGCGAACAGTGTGGGCGGCGGCACGGCGTTCAAACTCACCGGCCTGACGCTGAGCGGCCCGGGAGGTCCCGGCTCGCCCGATGTGGCGCTCGCGTTCAATCAGGCCGCGTCGTGCATGCCGGCAAGCATCACCCTCAACGTGACCTGACATGGCAGACCTGACCGATTACACCGGGCTGGTGACGTCCGAGCACAACCAACGACCGAAATTCATGCGCGTCGTCGCAGCGCTGGCCCAGCCGATGGTCGACCTGATGAATCTGCTCGGCGGCATGCCGGACAAGTTCGATCTCGACGTGGCAGGCGGTGCGCAGTTGGACGATGTTGGGCGATGGGTTGGCATTGCTCGCCGCGTAGCAACGCCGCTGACGGGCGTCTACTTCTCGCTCGACACGGCGGGCGTGGGGTTCGACCAAGGCAACTGGAAAGGGCCGTTCGACCCGGACACTGGACTTACGCTGCTGGACGACGACACCTACCGTCTCGTGCTGCGCGCGAAGATCGGCGCTAACCACTGGGACGGCACGCTGGAATCAACGGCGGCCATCCTGAACAGCATTTTCAACGGCGACACCTACGTCTTCATCCAAGACAACCAGGACATGTCGATGACGATCGGCGTGGCTGGAAAGGTGCCGTCCGCGGTATTCCTCGCGCTGTTGGAGGGCGGCTACATCCCGCTCAAGCCGGAGGGCGTGCGAGTGAATTTCGTGATCGTCACTTCGGTCGATGGCGAGCCAATTTTCGGCTTCGATATGGACAACAACCTCGTGGCCGGCCTTGATGTCGGTGCTTGGGGCACACCACTGTAAGGACCATAAATGGCAACGAACGATTTTCTGGTGTTCGGCGGCGGCGCTGGCGCCAACGTCATCACGCAGGTCACCTATTCGGGCCTCGCTGCGCGCACGGCCGGCTTTTCGTCGGGCGTAGCGCAATCGGCGCAGCTCAACAAGGTGTGGCGACAGTCGAGCATCATGGCGGCCGTGCTCGCACAATTCATTGGGGACATTAGCGGCCAGGACGTGCTGGATGATGGCTCGACCACGGCGATCCTAACTAACCTGAAGGCTGCTTCGCGCGCCCAGTCCATCGGCATTGTTGGCGCTGTCCGCAATGCGAGGATGAGCGTAGCGGCCGCTTCCGCGATTGCGACGTTCTCTGCTGACGAAGTGGTGGTAGAGACTGCCTTGGGCGGGCTAGTGTATCGCCTGCCCAATTTCAGCAAGACAGTCAATTTGGCGACCGTAGGCGCGGGCGGGATGGACACCGGCACCGCCCCGGCAAACGGGTACGTCGCGCTATATGCAATCTATAACCCGACGACTGGTGCTAGTGCGTTGCTAGCGAAGGACGCAACGAGCGGTGTTCAGCCAGAGGTCTATGGCGCTGCAAACATGCCGGCCGGCTATACGGCTTCTGCGCTAGTTAGTGTGCTGCGAACCAACGGCAGTTCGCAGCTGACCGCATGTTTCCAAGTGGACAGAGCCATCTATATCGGCACACTAACGGCACTCACCACGAGCACGGTATCCGGCGCTTTCACGTCCTTCGCAATCTCGAGCATTGTGCCCCCAAATGCGAAGGCAATCACGGCGGGCTCGGTTCAAGCCGGCTCTTCGGCGACTTCTACTGTCGCCGTATCAGTGGCAGGAAGCTCCGTGGGCTTTGGTGCAATCTCAGCTTCCTTTGCGACAAACAGCGCGCAGGCATACACCGTGCCGATGCCCCGTATAGCCTTGTTGACACCGCAGACGCTTTATTACTCCGCTAGCAATACAGCTGGCACGCCTACATACGTTATTAACATCTCCGGTTACGAGTTTTGATCATGCATGTTCAGTTCGAGACATCAGAGGAAACGAGGATCATCAGCTACTTTGCGAGTCCGCAAGATGCAGAGGTATGGCCCAATATTGGCGAAGTCCAGCAGGACGACGTACGATGGGCCGCCTTCTATGACGCACAGCCGGAAAGCGCGCTCACCATGCTTCCGCCGCCGGTTCGATAGCCCAAAGACTTTAAATTTCAAAGTGCCCGCTTGAGCGGGCATTTTTGTTTCTGGAGTCGCAGATGGACAAAGCCATTTTCAAGGTAGCTGCGGGCATTCCGCAGCTACTGGCCGACCGCTGGTGGCCACACGTCGATACGAGCTGGCGCGAGTTCGACATATCGACTCCGGCCCGCCAAGCAGCATGGATCGCCCAAGTCGGTCACGAGTCCGGCGGCTTCGTCTTCACGCGCGAACTGTGGGGCCCGACAGCAGCCCAGCAGCGGTATGAAGGGCGGCTGGACCTTGGCAACACACAGCCCGGCGACGGCAAGCGGTTCATGGGGCGGGGGCTGATCCAGATCACTGGCCGCGCCAACTATCGAGAGTGCGGCGCGGCGCTCGGCGTGGACCTCGAATCCAACCCGTTGCTGCTGCAAGGCGATGACCTGGCAGCCCGGTCGGCGGGGTGGTTCTGGCGGTGGAAAGGCCTGAATGCGCTCGCTGACGCTGGCGACTTCGTCGGTCTGACGCGACGGATCAACGGCGGGACCAACGGCCTGGCCGATCGAAAGCTGAGATGGGAGCGCGCCCGCCGCGCGCTCGGTATTCAGTGATCGCCGCAAGAGCGACTACCGGGGAAGAGATGGACCTGAACGAATTGAATGTGCCGGGGGGCACTGGCGGCGCGCTGGGCTTCATTCTCGCCGCCGTGAGCGGAGCAGTCTGGTTCATCCGTAAAGCATGGCGCACCGATAAGGTCGAAGGCGCCCAGACGCAGGCGGAGATCGACATCATCGCGCGGCTGTCCGAGCAGCTGGACAAGGCCAACGCGCGCGCCGACCTGGCCGAGCAGCGTGCGGATCTGGCCTACAAGGAGCGCAACGAGGCATACCGCGCCATCGGCACGCTCGAGGCCAAGATCTCCGCGCTGGAAATGCAGATTCAGATGATGCGGGAGCGATTCGATGGCAAAGCTTCGTGACTGGATCGCGCGTCACCGCGCCACCTTCACACGCGTGGCGCACATGCTCGAGGCGGTGACGCTGATGGCGCTTATGGTCGGCGGCGGCACTGGCGCGGGCTACGCGCTTTGCCAGTGGCAGTTCCGCGACCTGATGGCGCAGCAGCGCGACGACCACCAGGCCGAGATCGGGCGCCTGCAGTCGGCATACAGCCAGACGCTGGAGGCCCTGACCCCGAAGGTGTCGCAGGCCGCCGGCGCCGCGGCGGAAGCTGCGGAGGCCTCTGCTGAGGCCGCCAAGTCGGTGAAGCGGGCCGCGCGCGTCGCGCCGGCGCTGCCCAGGCCGCTGACAGAAGCGGAGCGCAACCAGGTGAACCGCGACATCGAAGCGGCAAATCGGAAGGTGAGGGAGGCCAGAAAGTGAGAGCGATCCTGATTTGCCTGCTGCTCGGTGGGTGCGCAGGGACGTCACCCGCCGCGCGTGACTGCCCAGTGCTGCCGACGCTGATGCCGGGCGCCGGCCGGCCCGACATGCTCAACCACATCCGCGTGACGGCGGATCTCTACGCGCGCTGCGCGGCGATACCATGATCCAGATACCCACCGCGCGCCCGGCGTTGTCCGCGGTGCCCTGGCGCGCCGCCGCAGCGTTGGCACTGGGAGCATGCCTTTTTGCCGCCGGCTGGACGGCCAACGGCTGGCGCCTCGGCGGTCAGATCGAACAGTTGAAGACGGCTCAGGCCAAGCAGCGGGAAGGGCAGGCGACGGCCCTGGCCGCAGCGTCAGAGGCCGCACGCGCCGAAGAACAACGCAGGACCGCAGAACAGAGGGGGATTGCCAATGCCGCAGCGAAAGAACGTGACCAAGCCCTGGCTGATGCTCGTGCCGCTGGCGCTCTTGCTGAGCAGCTGCGCGAGCGAGCTGCCCAGCTTGCCGCAGCTGCCCGTGCCGCCGGCAATTCCGGCATTGCCAGCGGAAGCGCGGCAGCCGGAGACCCCCTCGATGTGCTTACCGACGTGCTCAGCCGGGCTGACGCGCGAGCGGGGCATCTGGCTGAGTATGCCGATCGCGCCCGTATTGCCGGCCAAGCGTGCGAGCGCGCCTACGATGCGCTGAATGTTCCAAGTGGTGGTACCTAAAGACAATGAAGAGACCATCGAGCAGGCGGTCGCTACATTGGGATCGACGTTCCGAGCGGGCAGGGGAAGCGGTTTGCGGAGCTAGAGAACGAGGTGAGATCCCGTAGGCGGTGATGTTCGGCTTGCTCATTGAGCATAGGCCTGTAGGCGAGCCAAGCGCGCTAATGGGACGCTTCTGTGGCCTGGTCCGCAATTAGGTCCGCATCCCCGCGGGCGCCCATAAGCACGCGGTTTCCCATTGCAAGCTGCTCGGAGCGATCGAGGGCCTCGATACCCGGAAACGCTTCGTCGATTGGATCCTTAAGATCCGCCATCGCTTCTCCGCTTAGTTTTGCAGGGTTGATGGCCAGGTACCACAACTGATACACCTGCATTTCGATCGGCATGCGACGGTTCAGGCGTAAGTAATCTTCAACGGCCAGAAAAACCATGCTTTCGGCGACTTTCTCGTCGAAGTCAACCGCCGCATCCGGATCGCGATCGGCGTGCTTGAAGAAGTTGCGGTAGGGCGCGTTTATGTAGTCATACTTCAGGTCCTTGCCCAATGGGATGTTCCCGCGGACCTGTTTCGAGAGGCTCTCTACGTTGTCGCGTGTGCATAACACGTCGATGATTTCCCAGGAATTCGCGGCGAGGCTGAAGACCGACACCGCATCTTCGCCGTTGAACAGCAGGCGGATAGCAGTAACCAGCTGTCGGCGTGCTACATCGATTTTTGTCAGCGTCGTCATGTTGTTGGGCGTGTTGGCTACTCGGCAAGCGCATATTATCGCCTGAACCTTTCGGGCGGCACGGCTCCCGGGCGCTTGATCTTCAGCCAGTAGCGTGAACGCTCTCCGGCGAGATATGGAGTGCCGGCGCGCTTGGCCACGATGCCCTCCAGGCCCAGCGCCAGCGCATGGCCGTACAGCCACTCCCCATCGTCGACGTCGGCGACGTAAAGCATGCCCGGCGGTAGGCCCCCCAGCAGCTTCTGCAGCGCGGCCTTGCGCCGCTCGATCGGCTGTGGCCGCAGATCCTTTTGCTTTCCGACCAGCAGGTCGAAGACGCAGTAGGCGACGGCGTCCGCGCCGCGGTACCAGCCCTTGCGCCTGGCGCGCTTGTGCAGTCGCTCGAAGTCGCTCTTGCCGATGTCGTCCAGCACGCAGACCTCGCCGTCCAGGATGTAGCCGGCCGGGAGGGTGGCCAGCGACTCGACGAGCTCAGGGAACCAGGTAGTGGCGTTCGCCCCGTTGCGGGACTTCAGCTGCGGCGCGTCGCCGGTGCTGGCCAGCAGCCGGTAGCCGTCGTACTTGATCTCGAAGTGCCACCCCGGCCCGTGCGGGATGGTCTTGCGCTCGCACAGCAGCATCGGGCGCAACTCGGCCAGCGTCGGTGCCGGTGGCTGCCGGCTGGCCACGGCACACTACCTATCGAGATGACGCCCCTTCGGTGAAATTGCTTCGCTCTCTGACGTGACCGTCGCGGCCATGGATCAATAGTTCCACGTGCCTTTGCCGAGCCTCTTTGGCTCCGGCAGTGATGGCGTCCTCAAGGGTCCGGAACGTTTCGCGGCCGTGCCCACCGTCGGCCACAACGGCCCAGCAGTCCCCGGCGGATACGACATGCACGTGCTTGCGCGGCATGATTAGCTCCTGAGTTTCATAGGCCAGTCTAGTTGTCCGAAAGCTGGTATGCGCGCTCCCGAACAAAAAGGGTTAGTCATGCGGAGCGTCGCCGGGTGAGGCAGCCGACCCCCGTGTCGCGTCCCCGGATGGCACAGCCGCCTGTCGGGAGCTCAACCTTGCAAATCCGGACTAGTATGGAACCGGCATTGGTACGGGTATTGGGGAGTAGTAATGCTAAGGCGCGATCAAGGGAACATGCAGCAGCGCGAGCACGAACTGCTTGCCCTGGCCGCGGCAGAAGCCCACCTCTCGGAGGGCCGAGAGCGCATCCGACGCCAAATCGCGCTGGTCCGAGAACTGCGCGTCGGCGGAAATGACACGGCGCTGGCGTTGCGCTTGCTCCATCTGCTGCGCGAATCGGTAGCTGTCGAGCGACACCACCGCAACATGATCCTCCTGCGGCTATCCGAGCTCGAGGGCCGCGTGCGCTAAAAGAGCCATCGGAGTGGCGAATTTTCGGGAAGCATTGCCAAGTGCAAGGCCCTCGCTAGCGCCTGTGCCAGCCTATGCGGCGTTCCGCGTCTAAACGGCCCCTGATTTCCGCCAACAGTTCGCGGCTTTCAACAATGGCTTGGCGCGTCTGCCGTAGGCACTGCTTCGTCTCGGCAACATCTCCTTCACTTCTAAGGGCTAGGGGATACGCCAGATCCGATGGGATGACGTGCCTCCTTTCCATTTCCTCACCCCTTGACGTTACGTGGGTCGTGACCGAAAGAATTTCGCTCGCGGATCTGGCCGTCGCGGCCGTGGATCAGCAGTTCGACCTTGTCCTGCTTAGCTTTCTCGCTGCCCGCTGCGATCGCTTCTTCCTGGGACGTGTACATCTGGAAGCTACCGGCGCTTCCCTCGAGTTCGATAGCCCAGCCGTTTTCCCTGGGGACGACGTGGATGTTTTTGCCTGGCATGGCTGTCTCCTGGCTGTTGATGCAGTCAGTCTCCGCTCGCCAACCGGTCGGGCGCTATCGGTCGCCGTCCGACAAATTCTGGAACGTCTACAGCACTTCCCACTTCGTCTATTTTCAGGCGATGCGCTACCGATTCAAGCTATTTTGTTGGGCTCTCGGGTTCAGCCCGGTAAGCAGACCAGTAGTAGTGGCTGTGCCGGTTGTGGCGGGCCAGCTTTTTTTCGATGAAGAGTCGAACGGTGCGGAGATGGCCAGCGTCGATAAGCACTTCATGATGATTTGGCGCGGCGGCCGTGGCTGGTTCCAGCGTCTGCAGGCCGGCGGCAATGTAGTTGCCTTGGACGCGCCCGAGTATGCCGTTTGCGCCGGCGGCAGGAGAGGGCTCGGGCCCTGCGCCTGGGAGATGGCAGCCGGCGGCGAGTTTGCTATTTCCCATGGTCGGCTTGATCCGGAGTCGCGGCGTGCTCGCGCCGCGCAAACACGACCGTGCTCGGCCCAGCTTCGGCCCAGCGACTCACTGCGTGCCGTCGCACCTGACCGGCGGCCTGAAAAGAGACGTAGTCCGGCGTCCAGCGCAGTGCGCGGATGTGGCGAACATCGAGACCGTGGACAACGATTCGGTCGCGGCTCTCGGTGATGGCTTCGCAGTCTAGCCGCTGCTCGACCTGGTCGTCGGGGAAGAACTGTGCCTCGAGGAATACCGCAGACGTCTCGCGCAACTCAGTGGACATGCTTCCATGCCTCCACGATGATGCTGAAGGTCACCGCAAGCACGCCGGCGTTGCTGAAATCCGCGACCTCGTCGGTCTTCGGGTAGCCCATCAAGGGCGAGGCGCGCATCATGCGCACGATCCCCGGATTGACCTTTCCCGCGGCCGCGACGGCGGCGACAACCTCATCTTCGATTTGGTGGAGTAGGCGCCAGGTGAGATGTCCGGCGCCGCGGTGGCGCGTTACGATGGCAGGTGTGGCTTCGCGGATGGCGGCTTCTGCCGCGCGGATGGGGTCCATGGCGGTGTGGATGGGTACTGTATGGATATACAGTGTACCCAACCGCGAAATCGGCCAGCAAACTATTTTCGGGGCACCGTAAGGGGCACTGAAAATATCACAATCCCATAATCCCGCGCCGATAAAGGTTTTCTGGCAGGTTTATGATTCCTGTCGGCGGGACCATAGATGCCCGGCATTGCCTGCCAGCCCTCGCTTTCCCCGCGCTTCAAAGCATTCAGCGCAACCGTCGCGCGCCGCGTTCCGCTGCGGGCCCCGTAGCGTCCGGCGATAGACGCCGCAGCCAT